GAACTTATCTATTGTCAATCAATGGAAATATTTACACTCGGGAAGCTGGCGAAAACCCAATAGTTCCCGTTGGTGGGGTTACGGTGTCATTAAACCGTTCGAACCTCGTTGACATCGTACTTACAAGTGGTGGCGCAACTATCTCCAATACGGATTTGGTTAATATTGCCAATACTGTTTGGGAAGAAGTTGTCAATACTGGTAAAGGTACTACCGCTAGAGAAAAACTTGATAAAGTGGCTACTAAAACCCAGGATATCGCACTATCGTAAAAGTAAACATGCGATTTTGATAAATACAACAAAAACAACAAGGATCGTATTGCAAATGAAACTCATAACAGAATTGACTAAGAAGGTAGAATTTCTAGAAGAAAATACATCTTCTGGAGGTAAAGCTTTCTACATTACTGGACCATTCATGCAGTATGATATCGTAAATCGTAATGGGCGTCGATATCCAAAGCATGTGATGGAAAAAGAAGTTTCTCGTTACACACGAGAGCTAATCGGAGAAAATCGTGCATACGGCGAATTAAACCACCCAAAGGGACCATCCATCGATCTAGAACGTGTTTGCATTCTTATTAAGGAATTGAACATGGGTAATGACAATAAGGTCTGGGGTAAAGCAAGAGTTGTTGAAACTCCAATGGGCCAGATTGTCAAAGGACTAATGGAATCTGGTGCAAATCTAGGTGTTTCATCTCGTGGTCTTGGAACGCTAAAGGAAGTCGAAAAGGGCATTAATGAAGTACAAGAAGATTTCCGTCTAGTAACCGCCTCTGATGTTGTAGCTGATCCATCTGCCCCTGCTGCCTTTGTAAAAGGCATAATGGAAAATGCAGAATGGCTATACAATGAAGAAACAGGCGAGTATTTAGAAGCGTGCAAAAAAGATCTAAAGAAGAAATCAAAGCGAGAAATCGAAGAAGAACAAGTAAAAATGTTCTTGGATTTCTTCAGAAAACTGTAAGATTATAAATACCACACAAGATAATTACTTAGGAGAACTACAAAAATGGCAAAGTTCAAGCAAGGCGACACAGTAGTCTTCGATGATCAAGAGTATAAAATTACTTCATTCGACGACATTAACGAAGAATGGGTAATCAACAATGGTGAGGAAGAACTTACTGTTGATGAATCTCTTTTGTTCACACCAAAAGAATATGCTGAACTGATTGAAAACATCGATTTAGATGTTGACGATGACAGTGAGGACGAAGATGAAGATCTGGATGAAGAAACTTCGGACGAAGATGAGGATGATTCAGAAGATGACGACGAAGCGGTTGAAGAAGAAGCTGAAGCAGAAGAAGTTGTGACAGCTAAGTCTAAGGACCGTAAGTTTGAAGATGATGAAACATTCGAAGAAGAAACTGCTGCTGCTAAAACTATTCGAGCACACCCATCTGCTGCTATGGATTCAGCTAAGACTGCAATGATTTCAAACACGATTTCTGCAATGTCCGCAATGGGCAAGTCTGATATGGTTGATTTCTTCAATAAAATGATGGCTCAGATTGGTCACGAAGCTGATTCTATTCCTAGCAATGCTGCTGACAATAATGAAGCAACTATTCGCGCCAAGAAGGTTGCTAAAGAAGATTTTGACGAAATCCTAGATGGTGTCGAAGGTCTTTCTGAAGAAGTAAAAGAAAAGATCTCGACGCTATTTGAATCTGCTGTACACCTACGTGTCACAGATGTTGAAAAGGATTTGGTTGAAGCTTACGAAGAAAAGATTGACGAAAAAGCAACAGAAATCAAGGAAGAACTTTCCGAGCAAATCGATGAATATCTATCTCACGTTGCTAACGAATGGGTAGAAAAGAACGAAGTTGCTGTCGAAAACAATCTTAAAACCGAAATGGTTGAAAGCTTCTTGGTTGGTCTGCATGGCTTGTTCGAACAACATTATGTAGAAATTCCTGAAGACAAAGTTGACGCTGTAGAAGCGTTGGCAGAGAAGGTTGAAGAACTAGAAAACGCTCTTAATGAACAAGTTGAAGCTAACATCGCACTAACTGAAGCCGTTTCTGCTTACGCGGCTGAAGAAATTTTTAACGAGATCGCAGAGGGTCTTGCGATGACTCAAGTTGAAAAGCTTCGCACATTGGTTGAAACTGTAGACTTCGAAGGGGATGAAGACGCATATCGCGAAAAGATTAAGTCTCTGAAAGAAGCACATTTCAAAGTCAAGTCACCTGAAAATAAGTTGAATGAAGAAGTTGACATTGACGAGGATGAACCGAGCAAGAAGAGTGAATCTGAATTGCTTAATCCACAAATGTCTAGATATGCTCAAGCTATTTCAAGAACAGTTAAAAAGTAATTGAAACTAAATAGACAAAAATAAGAAAACTCAAAGGGAGTAATACAAAAATGCAAGCACAAAGATTAGTTGAAAGATGGAAGCCTATTCTTGAGCATCCTGATCTAGGTCAAATTAAAGACCTACATCGTCGCAATGTTACAGCGGCAATTCTAGAAAATACGGAAAATGCTCTAAGAGAAGCTGGTTCTTACAACCCTCAGTCTCTTCTTTCTGAATCACCAATTCCACCTAACGCCATGGGCGCATCGTCATCTACTCCAGGTGATGGTTCTATCGACCTGTTCGACCCTGTGCTGATTTCACTTGTACGTCGTGCTATGCCAAATCTTATGGCATATGACGTTTGCGGTGTTCAGCCAATGTCTGGCCCTGCTGGCCTAATTTTCGCACTACGTGCACGTTATAGCAACCAGACTTCAACAGAAACGTTCTATAACGAAGTTAACACTTCATTCGCATCTGTTGTTGGTAATGCTAACACACTTGGTGACAAGCATGTTGGTACTCTTCCAGGTAATACGACACAAACTGCTAACCTTGCTGAAACCGGTCTATATAACTTCGGTGACGCAATGAGTACAGCACAGTCTGAAGCTCTGGGAACCGACTCTAACACAGCATTCGCTGACATGGCACTGAGCATCGAGAAGGTGTCTGTAACTGCCAAGGGCCGTGCTCTGAAGGCAAGCTACACTATGGAACTGGCACAAGACCTGAAAGCCATCCATGGTCTGGACGCTGAAACTGAACTGTCCAATATTCTTTCTACAGAAATTCTTGCGGAAATCAACCGTGAAGTTATCCGTACAATTTATGTGACAGCACAACAAGGTGCTACCGATTCAACAACAACTACCGATGGTATCTTTGACCTGGATACAGACTCAAACGGTCGTTGGATGGTTGAAAAGTTCAAGGGTATGCTTTTCCACATCGAACGCGAAGCGAACAAGATTGCGAAGGATACTCGTAGAGGGAAGGGTAACATTTTGATTTGTTCTTCAGATGTTGCTTCTGCTCTAACAATGGCTGGTGTACTTGATTACGCCCCTGCTATGAATACTGCTGGTCTAGAAGTTGACGACACAGGAAATACTTTTGCCGGTGTTATTAACGGACGTATGAAGGTTTATATTGATCCTTACGTATCTGGCGGCAACTTTATGGTCGTTGGCTATAAGGGACAAAATCCATTTGATGCGGGTCTATTCTATTGCCCATACGTACCACTACAGATGGTCCGTGCCGTTGGGCAAGACGACTTCCATCCACGTATCGGGTTCAAGACTCGTTATGGAATGGTCGCAAACCCATTCGCACAAGGTATCACTGCTGGTGCTGGCGCGTTGGTTAAGGACTCGAATGTATACTACCGTCGTATCATTGTTACAAACCTAATGTAATCATAATACAAAATTAGTATTGCGTATTGGGGGAGTCGGGCAAACTGACTCCCCTTATTATTAGGAGAAGACAATGAAAAAATTAAGAGCACACAAAATTACATTTGACTACCCAGATCTTGCTGGTAAACCAGTCACATCAACACAACATGTTTTGAAACTTGGTGCAGACGTTGATTTGGCTAAGGTTTCAAACGCACATCTTCATAAAGCGATTAGTGATCAATTTCCTGATCACTACAAAAGAATTAAGCGTTTTCATATGGCAGTTGGTACAAAAGAATCAACAGTGTCACAAATTTCATTAGAACCATTGGTTGAAGAAACCAATATGGATCGCTACTCTGCATACATTTCCAAACAATCAAATGATATGCAACATTCGACTATCTCTGCTCCTATTGCTGAAGGTGTCGCATCTTCTAGACAACTCAGAACGAAGATGATTAAGCGGGCTGAAGCAAAATCACGACAGGTTTACAATCCGGCTTATGGTGTTGAAAATCCAAATTCACCTACCCCGGACCCAGATCCAAAAGCTGTTGATCGTGCAATGGCACGCAAAGCTAAAGGTGAAAAAGAAGTCAACAAACAATTTCGCCGCGTGAGCGACAGACATTATCCGTTTTCAAACAGGTTAAAGACTGGTAAGGAACTAGTAAATCTTGCCAAGCAAAAGTGGAGAAACATTGCTTCTTCATACGAAAATTCAGTAGATGCTTATGTAGCATTCATGAGCGAAGCTGAAGGAAAAAGAAAAACCCCAGAAGATATAGAAGCTGCAAAAGCTTATAGAGAAGCTGAGAAAAAATTCTATGGAAAGCCTCACGATAAGAAGATCGTGGATTCGGAGGCTGGCAGACGAGCTATGATTGCTGTAAAGAAGCAAATGGAATAACACCACACAAACGATAATAAAAAGTAAACGTGTGGTAAACTGGGGTGGCGACAAGTCACCCCTTTTTTCATAAATATACTTGAAGGAGATTTGATTTGGGTGAGTCAGTAGTAAGAGATGAAATATCAAAATTACCAATTCAATTTGATGCGGTAGCTTTAGACATAGGTGCACATCACGGTGCATACACTAGATTGTTAGCAGACAAGTTCGAACACGTATATGCATTTGAGATGGATGAAGCCAATTTTCAAAAACTAACGACAAATATCAAAACCGAGAACAAAGAAAATGTTACATTGATCCAGAAAGCAATTGGAATACATACTGGCACGGCGAGATACTATCCTAGTTCAAAAAATAAAGGTGGGCATACGACTTCTGTAAATGTAGCTAAAAATTCTAGCTGGGGGCATGATCCAAAAGTCTCTGTCGGTATCGAGATGATTACTATAGATGACTTCTGCAAGGATCTTAAAAACATCAAGTTCATTAAATGTGATATCGAAGGTGCTGAAGACCGTGTATTCGAGCATGCTATCAATACTCTCAAAAATCATGATCCAATAATTGCATTGGAAACACATGGTGTAGTAGATCATTCTGGATTGGCTACTCTTTTTTCGACATTAGGATATTTGATATATAAT